CTACTGCACTTCTTCTGTAGGCGCCGCCGGCGTGGACGCAGGAGATACTGCGACCACACATTGCCCGCCCACCGCTGGCACGTAGCAGAAGGCGCCCAGCTTGAAGCTGGAGCACCCGCCCAGGGCTGCGCTGCACAGCAGCGTGATCAATACACGTTTCATAGCTCACCTCGTGAAATGGTTTCCGATGCCGAGGCGGTCGCCGCCTCGTAGTGCGACCCGCCGCCAATGCGCACGCCCAGCCACATGAAAAAGCGCGAGATCGCGCCCACGCCCTCGTTGCGCATGGCTTCTCGAAAGACCGCGTCCGCCCAGGCGCGGGGGCGGTGGGTCTCGTACAGGTAGTCGTGCAGGATGGCGCTGCGCCGGCCGCGGTTGGCAAAAAGCAGGTATGCCCAGGGCAGGCGGGGGACGCTCGCGAGGTCTGTTTCCATTCCGGCCGGAACGACGATGCGCTCAATGTGGCCATCGTCTTCCTCGATGTCGACCTGGAAGGGCTCAGTCAGGCGCCAGACGTCATCATTGCCCACGACGGCCAGGCGAGGCTCGTTGATGAATTTCACCTTCATGATTCGACTTTCATTGCATCGCACACCGAGTGCCACCGCCTCAGGCGGTCTTCGTAGCCGTTGAGCCCGCCGTTGATCGCGCGTGTGACGGCCTTGAAATCGCCCGCGTCGGCCAGCGCGTTGATGTTTCGGTCATCCCAGTAGTCGGCGGCGCTCAGCGCGGCCCAAGGTGCTTGCGCCAACTTCTCGGGATAGGCCTCGAAGTCGGGAACCGCATCGGCGCCGAGTCGCTTGCGCAGGCGATCGCGCACGCGGGCATGGTTGGCACGCCCGGTCACTTGAATGAGCCCATGTCCACGGAAGCGTGAGCCGTCACCGGGCTCGTAATTGCCCAGGTCAGCCCGGCCCTCGTAGCGCCGCTGCGCTGGCGTCGGTCCCCAGAGTTCCGTTGTGACGGCGAACCCCATCGATTCATGCGCGCACTGGGCCAGGAACGCCGCAATGCGGGGAGGGGTGTCGATGCTGTAAGCCGAACAGGCGTCGCGGATGGGCTTCAGCCACATCGCGGCGTCGCGCATTCTGGCGCCGGCCACCAGCAGTGTTTGCAGGGAGATCATCGCTTTGCCTCCTTTCGTCGGGCGTAAAAAANCCCGCCAAGAGGGCGGGTTGGGCGTGAAGATGTGCAGGGTTAAATCTCGATCAGCACAGGGGTCAATGCAGGCGCGTCGCCGACGATGGCAGCGCCCTGAACGTAGACGGACGCGGCGGCGGCACTGCCGAAGGGATTGCGCACGCGCACTTGCTCGCCACCGGTCAGCACGACGGTGGCGGTGCCGTCGGCATGGGCAACAGAGACCACGCCGGTGACGACGGGCTGATCCGGCAGCAGGTGCTGCAGGCGGTAGTACAGGTCGGTGCTGCTCATGGGATGGTCTCCGCGATGCGCTCCACCTGCACGCTCTGGCGCACGGTGGGCAGGCCGGCGCTGATGTGAATGGAGCGCACCAGACCGCGCCAGGTGTGGCCGATGTCGTTGACTTGCAGCAGCCAGCCCGGCAGCACCGGGCCGGGGCCGAGCGCGCCGGTCAGGAAGGGCAGCGTCATGGTGTGCTGCAGCTTGTTGCCCGCGCTGGCGAGCACCGTCTTGCCGCGTTGGCGCGCGGCCTCTACGTCGGTGATGAGCGCGTCCACCACCTGCGGCGCGAGCACGTCGCCCGCGCTGCCGTAGCGGCGTACCTGCGCGAGCACGCCTTGCGCCTGGCCGCTGACGTAGACCTGGTTGGCGGGCGGGCGTGGGTCTGGGTCAAGGCCGTCGGTGGTGATGATGGCGGCGGGCAGCTCCAGGTTGGCAGCGGCGCTCGCCCAGTCCCATGGCATCACGGGATAGCTGGGTGCGAAGATGAGCTGCAGATCCGTGGCGTGGCTGCGCAGCACGGCGCCGGCGGCCTCGGCTATGCGTAGCGCTGCGGCCAGCGGCGTGCCGGTAAAGCTCCAGGCACCGGCGGGCAGCAGCCAGTCGGTCAGGTTCCAGGCGGTGGTGGCGCCGGTGTATTGCAGGGCGTCGAGCACGGCCTGATGCGCGCTGATCTGCGCGCCATTGAGCCAGGTCTGCTCTGGCAGCCACGGAGCGCCCAGCAGGGCGGTGAGGCTATGGCCTTCGATGGAGCAGCGGTGCTGGCCGAAACGTCGGGTGCGGCTGATGCGCTCGATGGCGAAGACCCAGCTGTGCCCGTCGATGCTGACGCGCACCTGCGCGGGCACGCCGCCCGAGCCGGGGGCGAGTTGGTCAAGCAGGTGCTCGGGGCCGGTGGCACTCAGAGCCCAGCCGTAGCCGCCGTCGTCGCTGTCGACGCTGAAATCCAGGAGCACGACAGGCTCCAGGCTCGGCAGCAGCACGGCAGAGAGGCTGTGCTCGCTCATGTAAACCTCCAGCGTGGGGACGACGTATTGCGGCGGCGGCCCGGGCGGCGTGACGCCGCCTGCGTGGCGGCAGACGAAGACCAGCTCGCCGGTGTCCGTGAATGCGCGCTCAAAGACCAGTTGCCCGAGCGTGGCCGGGTCGTAGCACAGGTGCTTTTCTGGCGGCTGGGGAAAGCCGCTGACGCCCGAGCGCGGGCGCCAGGCTTCTTGCCAGTGGCAGCGCGTGCTGATGTGCTGGCGCAGGGCGTCGCGGTAGCGGGTGCGGTGGGCGGCGCGGTGCGCGGCGCCCTGCTGCCAGTGGGTGCGGGCGGCGTGGCGCAGGCGCAGCGTGTCCTGCCAGTGCAGCATGGCGGCGCCGCGCAACAGGTCGGCTTGCTGGTGGTGCGCGCGCAGGCTGGCGCGCAGGTGCTCGGTCTCTTGCCAGGCGGGATCGAGCGCGGCGCGCAGCGGCGTGGCCTGCTGGTAGTGGATGCGGGCGACGTGGCGCAGGCGCTCGGTATCTTGCCAGCGGGCATCGAGCGCGGCGCGGGCGGGCTGGGCGGTTTGCCAGCGGGCGATGGTGGCCAGGCGCAAAGCATCCGCCTGCTGCCAGTGCGCAGAGAGCGCGGCGCGCAAGGGGGCAGCGCCCTGCCAGACGGACTGCAGCGGGGCGCGGGCGCTGCGGCTGACGTTGGCGTCCCACGCAAGCTGCAGATCCGCAGGCAGCGCGGCACCGTCATCAAAAGCCGCGTCGATCGCGCACGTGACGCCGTAGGCCAGATGCAGCTCGGGCGGCGCATCGGCAAAGTCCGCATCGATGCTGAAATCCAGCGCGGGCGTGCTGCCGCCTGCCGGAGCATCGCCAAGCACCAGCTTGCCGCTACCGGTGGCCGGTTTGAAGAAGAGCATGGAGCCGCCAGCCACATTGCCGCCCTCTACCCGATCACGGCGGTGGTGAGCTGCACCACGCCGCCAGCGTAGACCTGCGTGCCGCTGGTGCCCGCCAGCACCCAGGGGCCGATGTCGCCCGTGTCAATGGCCGCGCCCGCGGCGCCGGCAAAGCCCGCTTCGTCCGTCACCTCGCCAGGCGCGAACACGCTGGTGCCATCGGCCGCCACAAGCTCGGCCCACAGCACGGCGCCGGTGGCGGTCACAAGTTCGACGGTGGCGGCGACGGTGAGCACGATGCGACCATCTGACGGGCGCACCGTGGCGCCGCCGGACGATGCCAGCGTGCGTGTGGCCAGCAGCGTGCCGCCGCTGGCGGCGCTGTAAAAGCGGATGCTGGCCGCGCCGCTGCCCGTGAGCAGCGCATCGACAAATCCCTGGTTGCGGGCGGTGCGCGCGGCGGTGGTCAGGGGCAAGTTACGCAAGAGCCGCCTCCGCGATCACGGGGCCTGCGGCCACGCACTCATAGGTGCCCGTCAAGTCAATGGCGATGGGGATGTATTTGAGGCCCACCTCAAGGCCTGTGGCGTGGTAGTAGCCCTGCGCGTCGCTGAGGCCCTGCCAGGCGCAGTAGCCGTCTGTGAGGCGGTGCAGGCGCACGCGCGCGCCCGCCATGGGAAGCTCGGGTGCCGCAGTCGAGGCCTTGAAGAACACGCGGTTGTTGAGCGCGATGGTGCCGTTGGACGTGGCAAAGCGACGATCTCCCGCGAGCGCCGACGCCGTGACGAAGCGCACTGAGTCATAGCGAGCGTCGGCCCTGAATTTCAGCCGCCCGCCAGGACCGTGCAACGCGAAATTAGCCATGCCACGGCCCCGTGATGTCCACCGCGTAGACGCCGCCCGCGGTAACACCGCGACCGGAGCCAAAGCCGCAGTACAGCATCAGCAACTCACGGTTTCCCAGCGAAGCGCCGCCGGATTCGATGGCGCCGCCTACAAACATGGACAGCGCGCCCGATTGCGGAATGAAGTACACGCCCGGCACGTCGGCGCGCGGCGATTGACCCGCTCCAGCCGTGTCGATTACAAAGAGACTCGACAAGATGACGGCGCCGTCCGCCGTCCCCGGAGCCGCACCAAATGTGCTCGCCCCGCCTGAAACGATGTTGCCGCCGGTCACGCCAAGATATGGCTGGGCTCTGACCATGACGCTGGAGCCGCTGCCGTTGTAAACGCGTGGCAGAAACAGGGCCCCGCTTGTCGCAGTGCTCGCGGCCGTATACACGAATGAGCCGTCTTGGCTCGAGGTACTGGTCCAATTGCACTGCAACGCGCTGGCATACGCGTCGCCCCCAGGCGCGAGCGGCACGAGATCGCCCCAGAAATAGGGCGCCGCAGCGTTGTTGGTGGCGCTCGCGCCGCTGCCAGCCGCGATCGCCGGCAGCAACGACCGGCTATCGGCCGCGAGCCACCACGTGTTTGCGGTGGCATTGGCTGCGCTGCTCTTGTGCCAGTAGCCGCCGCCGCTCATCTGCGCGTCTGTCGGGAAGGGGCTGGTGCCAGTATCCACGTCGGACATGGTCTCGTAACCGCGCACGCGCGCGTAGGTCGTGGCGCTGTCGTCGACGCGCAAATAGTGCCCATGGGCCTGCAAGTCGGTACTGCGGAGCACCCGCACGTTGGTCTTGCTGAAGGCCACTTCCCAGCCGCCCACAGGGGCGTAGCGAATCTTGATGACGCCTGTGGCGGCGCCATCGACGGCGGTGGTGGCCCAGGTGGTGGTGGTGGCGGTGTGACTCAAGACGCGCGATTCGCCATTGAGCTCGGCGGGCGTGGCGCCACTTACCGCGATGACGGCGTGATCGGCGAACCAGTCGCCGCTGTTATGCGTGGCCGTGGCGATGCCGCCCGAGACCGTGACGCTGGTGGCGGTGATCTCGCCGAAGCCGGTGATGAGACACGCCTCGAGCGCACCGATCAGGCTGCCGGCCTGGCCGTTGATAGTGGGTGCGCCGCGAAAGTCGCTGCTGAACCATTTGACGGGAAATGTCATTGCGTGAGTCCTTTATGAAGTGAGTCAAGGTGCCTCGGGCGGGCGCCCGACGTCGCCGCGCTGCACAAGCCAGAAGCTGTCGTCCACGCCGGCGGGGGTGCCCGGCTGCACGGTGCGCACGATGTCGATGGGAAACTCCGCGCCGATGGTGTCGATGAAGAGCACGTTGCCCGCCACCCAGCCGCTGCCCCAGCCGCTCGCGCGCAGCGTGAAATACGGCACGCCGCGCGCGGTATTCATCGGCGAGAAGTCGGCGTTGATGCTGCCGCTGGCGATCTGGCCCAGATGCTGGCCGATGAGGTCGAACGTGGTGGCGTCCGAGCGCAGGCGCAGTGTCCAGCGCTCGGTGAGCGCGCCCCGGTTGTTCAGCTCCACCGGGTGGTCGATGGTGTTGTAGCTGGCCACCGCGCTGTTGCCCACCAGACCATCGGCCCAGGTGAAACCATCCCAGGTCTGCTGGTCGTACACACGGGGCACACGGGCAAAGCGGTCGCCCTGGCGCAGCGCGGTGCTGAGCACGGCGGTGGTGTCGAACGCGGTGCCGATGGGCTGGGTGAGGCGCACGCTGCCGTCAATGCGCACTTCGGCGATCTGACGGTAGACCTCGGTGCGACCCACGACGCGGATAGAGGCCGGGTAGCCCGCGATGTCGGTGAAGGTGACGGTGCCCGCGTCCAGGTCGACGGTGTAGCCGGTGAAGATTTCGGCGCCGGTGGCGGCGTCGAGCACCTGCACCAACGACAGGCGCGTGGAGCCGACGTTGTAGGTGGTGAGAGACGGCGCGAACGCCGTGCCACCGTTCGTGACGCCCACCACGCAGGTGTCGCCCGGGCGGGCGAAGGCGACGCGCCCATCGGGCGGCAGCGCGGCGGGGTCAATCCCCATGAGGCTGACGTCAACAGGCAGGTAGATGTAGCTCACGCACGAGTAGCGCAGCGTGGTGGGGTCCACCGGCCAGGGGCGCCAGATTTTGCCGGCCTGCACCGCGCCCACATCCGCGGCGCTGTACCACCACTCGGCCTTCTCAAGAGTGGTGAGGTCGGCATCGAGCACGAAGTCGCCGAACTGCAGTTCAACCTGGCCACGGCTGAATTCCACCTTGCCCCACATGTGCGCGCCGGTGATGGTGCCCAGCGCGTCCACATTGGCCGTGAGCGTGTTGCCCTTAATGTCCACGACGGTGAGCACGAAGCCGCCGCCGCCCGCGCGCAGGGGCGCGGCTTCGGTGCTGAAGAACAGGCTGGCGGTGTTCCATGGAACGTTCTGTGTCCACAAACTCTGCAGCTGAAAATCGGTTGGCCCGGTGCCGCCGACGACGTAGTCGGTCATCAAGGCATGGCCTGCGGCGTAGTCCATGCGACCGCTGACGATGCCGGGTGCCACGGCGGTGCGGCCACGGTAGAGCACGCCTTCGAAATCTTGATAGACAGTGCCCATCCACTGGAATTGCACGCTGCCGGGCACGATCTGGTCGGTGGTGTAGGGCGTGAGGTCGAGCACCACGGGCGGTGGCGTGAAGGTCATGGCCTTGGCCGCCGGACTGCTGGCACCCACGCGGTAGCGCGCGACGAGGCTGGAGCCCGCGAACACCTCCTCGTTAATGTTGGTGGTGCCGTAGCTGCCTCCCTTGCGAGTGTTGTTGCCGCTGGAGCCGCTGCCGTCGTCCACGACGGTGGAGAATTCCTGGGCGTTCTCATAGTCGCTCTTGTAGGCCGACGTCGAGCGGCTGAAATCCACCACCTTCAGGCTGGCGGCTTTGCCGGCGTAATTGACGGTGCCCAGCGCGGCCGCGAGGTTGCCCGCACCGTCGTCGGTGACCGTCTTGACGGTGATGATGCGGCGGTCGGCGGTGGTGCCGGTCTCTTCGGTGAGACTGGCGCTGGAGCCGCTGCCCTTCGTGATTTTGAAAGGGCGGGTCTTGTAGACGATGGCCATGGTGCGTCTCCTGTCAATAGTCGCTGCGCGGCCAGTTCACACCACCGCCGTCCGTGGCCGCGGGCTCGTAGAACTCGGGGACGGATTTTTCGGTGTAGGTGACGTCCGGCTGCTTGCTGGCGCTGGTGGTGTTGAGCGTGCCGCCGTCGGTGTGGCTGACGCTGCGCGCCACGGCCCACTGCAGGCTGAGCGTGCCGGCGGCGGGTGTGGCGGCAAAGCTGACGGCGATGAAGCCACCTGCGTCCGGCGCGCCCGGGGTGAGGATTTCAACGGCCAGGGTCTCCAGGCTGTAATCGATGGAAAAGGTGCTGCTTGCGTCCGGCATGAAGGTCGGGCGCAGCAGCATGCTGCGGCTGGCGTAGTCGATGACGCCGGTGGCAGCGCCGGCCAGCGCGCCGCTGCCGTTGTCGGTGACGGTCTTGACCACGCCAGCGCTGGTGTATTGCAGCGAGAGGCTGCCGGGCACGACGGATTCGTTGCCCGTGCCGTCGGCCGCCGTCCCGTCGAGCGTGAACGCGTACTCGGGCGCGCGCACCTGCGCGCCCTGCGATGCGCGGTTGGTGTAGGCCAGTCGCGCACCGTGCGCGAGCGTGATGCAGCTGCCGATGTCGGGCACGGCCTTGAGCGTGAGGTTGACGCTGCCGGTGAGGTAGCTCACCGCGCCGCCGCCCGCGCCAGTCAGCTGCCCCGCGCCGTCGTCGGTGAGCGTGTAGCGCTGGCCCAGCGCCCAGTAGTCGATGAAGAGAGTGCCAGGCTCGGGCATGGGCTGGCACTGGAAGACGTAGGTCAGGCCGACGTTGACTTCGCTGATCTTGAAGCGCTGGGTGTGCGGCGTGATGCCCACCTGAACATCGCGCGGGCTGCTGGCAAGCTGCACGGCGTAGCGGCTGCTGGGGCGCTGATCGACGCTGGCCACCTCGGTGCGGCTGTTGGGCACGATCTGCGTGTAAACGCTTTGCAGCTTGAGCCAGCTGTCGGTGATGAGGCACGGCGCCTGCAGGCGGCTGGCGCCGTAGAACAGGCCGCTGTCGCTGTAGATCGTCTCGCGCACCTTGGTGGCGGTAGTGGCCCGTGCGAAGAAGCGCGACGGGGGCGAGCCGGGGAAGTCGTAGAGCAGCGCATCGAATAGCTCGCAGGTGCTGACCTGCGCCTGAAAATCCACGAGCTGGCCCACCACGATTTCGGAGTAGGTGCGCACCTCGGTTGTCACGCTCTTGATGCGCACGCGCTGGCGCCGCTCGCCCGAGAGGCCTTCGTTGTAGACCAGCACGAAGGTCTTGCCAGGCGCGGGCGGCGGCAGGCCGGGGCGCTGCAGCAGCTGCAGGCTGCGCATGCTGGTGAAGTGGTTCTCCAACAGGTAGGCGAACCATTCGCTGCCTGCAGCCATGCCCGATTCGATGCGCTGCGCAATCTGCGCGCGCGTGGCAAACGGGTCTTTGAGAGAGAGCAGCGTGATGCTGACGTTGGGGTCCGCAGGCGGCTCGGCAATGATGGCGTTGGCACCGAGGAAGGGCGTGGCGTCGGTGTTGAGCAGCACGCTGTGAACCTGCGCCACTTCCACGCGGCCGGTGGTGCGGGTTTCTTCCGAAATGTCGTTGAGGATTTCGTTGCTCGCGCCGCTGGTGAGCAGCTGCGAGGTGGGCGGGCCACCGCCTTCAGGCACGTCGGCCATGGAGACGGATTTGGCAAAGCGGATGTCGCCGGTGAGAAGGGGCATGGTCAAACTTCCAGAAACCGCAACACGAGGTTGCAGTAGTAGTCGGTGTTTTGCGGATCGCTGTAGGCCACCACGGCCTCCATGGCCATGGCGTTGCTGGTTTCATCGTTTCCGTGGTCAAAAATGACGGTGCGCGCTGCATCGAGGCCCCAGGTGAGCTGCATTTGCAGTCCGGGCGTTTCAGACCAGGTGCGCAGGGTCTGCAGCAGCGAGAGCTCTATCCAGGCGCTGTCACCATCACCCTGCAGGGTGATGCTGCGCCCGCCCACGCGCGCGGCCGCATCGACGATGAGCGCGCCGGTGATGGACCGCTCGGTGTTCTGCGTCACGGGTGACCAGGTGAGGCGATCGACCCAGATCAGGTCTGGCGGCAGCGCGAGGGTGGTGGCGCCGTTGGCGAGGGTGATGGTCATGGTCATGGTCAGCGGCCTGTATTGCGTTTGGCACGTTCGAGTTCGCGCATCAGAGACTGCAGCGCGGCGGCGCCATTGGCGTCGGTGTCGACATCGCCGTAGGAGCGGCCGTCGAGCCGCAAGTCGATGGTGATGCGCTGACCGCTACGCATGGCTTCCAGCGGCGTCTGACTCGATTCGCTGGCGTTGCCGTTGCCTTTCATGGTGTTGCGCAACTTCATGGCGCTGACTTCGCCGTTCCACTCGCCCATCGTGGTGTCCCACATGAATGTGCGCGTGGAGCTGCCGCTGACGAGGCCCGCGTTTTTTTTGGCGTATTGCTTCTTCCATTCAGCCAGCCAGGCATCGGCCTGTTCTTGGGATTCGAAAGATGGCACGGCATCGACAGGATTGATCACGCCCGCGGTGCGCTTGGCCTCTTCGAGCTTGAGGTTGCGCGTGGCCAAATCGTTGGCTTTTTCCTGCGCGGCGATGGCGCGTTCTTGCTCGGCGTTCAGGCGCTCAAGCGCCGTGGTTTGCTGCCCTGCGGCGCCCGCCGCGGCCTTGTGCGCATCGGCCGCTTGGTCGGTTGCGCTCTTGAGCTTGAGCGTGGTCTTGCCCGCCTTGTCGGCTTCGAGTTCAAACCCGCGCATGGCGGCCGCGGCTTGCACCCAGACGGGCGCCACGCCGTTGTTTGCATCAATGGCTGCCTGTGCGGCCTTCTTGAAGGCTTCCTGCAGCTCGCGTGCGCTGGCCTTGCCGCTGCTGCTCACCGTGTCGTACGCGTCCTTGGCACTGGCGGCCACGCGCTTGAGCTCTTCGTCGCTGGTGATGCCCAGCGCCTTCATGGCCTCGCGCACGCTGTTGATGCCCGGCGTGGCCGCGTCCAGCGCATCCTTGAGTTCTTCAGCTTTCTTCGCCGCCTGATCGAGCAGGCCGTCTGTGATTTTTTCGCTGAGTTCGCCGCGCAGCGCCTGCACGCGCGCACGCACCTTTTCAAGCTCGGCTTCGTTTTTGGCGCCGTCAATCATTTTTGACAGCGCCTGACCGAGCACGGTAGCGGTGTCAACGCCCGCCTCCTTGAGCTGGCGCAGTGAGAGGATGAGGGCGCGCATGTTTTCATCGCTTTGCGCAAACGCGCTGCCCACCTGCTTGCCTGCAGCGACCACGTCCACGCCCAGGCTGCGCGCGGCCTGCTCGCCGATCAGGCGCAGGCCCAGCTCCAGCTCTTTGCCGCTGGCGCCAGCGGCGCGCATGGTGGCGTCGAACTCCTGGCGGAATTTGGTCAGCTCGGCGCCGCTGAGTTTCCCTATGGCCTCGGGCAGGTTTTTGGCCAACAGGACTTGCAGGTCGGCGCCCTTGGCCTTGGCTTGCTCCAGCTCCTGAGCGATGGCGGCCATGGCCCCGGCTTTGGGGGCGGGTTTGTTGAGCTCGGCCAGCAGCGCGAGAAAGATGCCGTGCGCGTCTTGCGCGGCCTTGCCCGTCTGCGTCATGCCCGCAGCGCCAGCAGCGCCTGCCTGCGCCAATTGCTGGCCCGCGGCGGCGCCAGCGGCGCCCATGCCTTGCACGGCTACGCCTGCCTGATCTGCGGCGGCAGCAACCTTGGGCGGCGCCTGTTCGGCGTCGCGCATCATGTCTTGCAGTGTGGTGCGTATGCGCGCGTTGCGCTCTTCAAAGCGTGCGAAGGCGGCGTTGATGGTGTCGTTGGTGAAGACGGCGGCGGCGGATTCCTTGACCAGTTGCAGGCTGCTGACGACACCCTGGAAGTAGCCGACGAGCACGACGCCAAATTTGCGCGCCAGGGCGCTGTTTTGCACCAGCATCTCGCCGATCTGGTAGCCGACCTCAAACCCGGTGACCGCCAGCGCAATGTTGATGACCTTGGGTATCTTGGCGATGCTGGCGCTCAGGATGTTGGTGGCGCCCGCCGCCAGCGCGGCCTCTGTGGCGTAGGCGCGCAGTGCTGCCGCACCCTGCACCGCCAGGCTGGCGGTGAGCGCCGCACCCGCCAGGCCCGCCACGCGCGCAAGGGTGTCAAGATTGCCCGCCAATGCGTTGATGCCGTCAGCCACGTAGCTGGTGGCGCCGCTGCTGTCGTTGAGGCCGCCGATGAAGAGCTGCCATTGCGTCTGCAAGTTGGTGATGGCGCGCCCGACGGTGGCGGGCAGCTTGCCGAATTCTTCTTGCAGCGCGGCGCCTTGGCTTTTGATCGCGCCGATCACCACTTTGGTGGTTAGCTGGCCTTCGTTGGCCATTTTGCGCAGTTCTCCGGTGGTGACGCCCAGGCCGTTGGCCAGGGCTTGCGCCAGGCGGGGAGCCTGCTCCATCACCGAGTTGAATTCCTGCCCGCGCAGCACGCCAGATTGCAGGCCTTGTATGAGCTGGGTGACTGCGGCGTCTGCCGCCTGCGCGCTGCCGCCAGACAGCTGCACGGCCTGGTTGATGGCCTGCGTCAGCCCCAGGGCAGATTCTTGCGTGAGGTTGAATTCCTTGCCCGCCTGCGCGATGCGGGCAAACAATGTGCCGGTGGATTCCAGGCTGCTGCTTGTGGCCAAGGCCACGCGCTGCACGCCTGCCAGGCCGGCTTCGAATTGCGCGTCTTCGCCGGTGACGAGCTTGATGCGCGCGCGCAGGTTGTCAAAGGCGTCTGCGGTGTCGGCCACGTCGCGCAGCAAGCCCGCAGCAAAGCCGCCACCCAGTGCCACGGTGGCGATGTTCTGGATGTTGCGCAGCTGCTCGCTGATGCTGGTCATGCCCTTGCGAAAGGCTTCGCTGGTGCGCTCTTGCTGGTGCTCGGCCTTTTGGCTGGCTTGCGCAACCTGGGCGTAGGCGGGCACGATCTGCAACGCTTGATGGCGCGCGGCGGCGATGGCGGCGGCCAACCGGTTTTCAGCCTGCCCGAGGTTGGCCGCGTCGATGCCCGCGCCGCGCAGGCGCTCACGCGCGGCGTCCAGCGCGGCGTTGGCGGCGGTCTGCGCGCCCTGCACTTTGTACAGCGCCTGCGTACTGGCGTTGTACTGCGCACCCAGCCGGTTCTGCGCCTGTTGCGCGGTTTGCGCGGCGGCGCCCGCTTCTTTCAGGGCGGCGTTTTCCAGTTTCACCTGGGAGGTGAGACGCTGGATGCTGTCTCTGGCAGCGGCTGCGGCGGCCTTGTATTCGTCGCTTTTGCGCGCGGCGCCCACGTTGGCGGCTTGCAGCTCGACATAGCCTTTGCGTGCGGCAGCAAGCTGAGCGCTCGTGGATTCGAGCGCGGCCTTGGCCTTGAGCTCCGCGTCGACGTATTGCTGGGTGCTGGTACTGGCAGCGCTCAACTGTGCGCCCAGCTGGGCCACGCCGTGTTGTGCCTGCGCCAACTCAACGGCCAGCGCCGAGCTTTCGTTGGTCAGGCGCTGGAAGGTGGTGACCGCCTCTTGCTTGGCGCCCAGGCTTTGCAGCGCGTCCGCGGCGGCTCGGGCCTGCCCTGCCAGCTCGCCATCAAGTGTTTGACCGAGATCGCGCAGGTTTTGCTCAAGCGCTTGCACCGATGCGTCGCCCTTGACGTCGGCTTCGATGTCATACTTGATCTTCGGGTCTGCCATGGTGTGTTCTGGAGGTGAAGGAAATGCTCAGGTTTTCTTCAGGGTTGATGCAGTTGGGCGCGGCGCTGTTTGCTATGCCGCTGGTGGTACTGGTGCTGGCGCGCAGCGGTGCATGGTTGCCCTTGATGCCGTGGGGTGTTGGCATTGCCGCGCTGGGGTTGCTGGTGGCGCTGCTGGATGTGCGCTAAGGCCATACCGGCAGCGCCGGGGCATCAGGCAGATACGCCTGGGAAGCGGATTTCGTAGCCTTCGGTCTTGCCCGCAGGCGTGACGATCTTTCCCGCCAGGGTGACGCCGGAAAAATCAGAACCGAGGAAGTCGAAGCCGTTGTTGGACCCCAGCACGCATTCCCACACGTCCGCTTCCATGGGAGAGCCGTCCGCCATGTTCACGCCGTCAAAGCGCGCCTGGCAGCGCACCTGCGTGACACGCCCGCCCAGGATGCGCTGCCCGTCCACGGCGTTCCAATCCATGGCCAGCTTGAGCACGTCGTCCTTGGCGGGGCCGCCGGCGGCGGACAGGAAGCGGATTTCGCCACGCAGCCAGTTGACCTCGTAGTGCGTGCCAAGCACGTAGGTGGTGGTGGCCGTGGCGTCGGTCAGCACGAAGCCTTGCTCCTTGACGTTCCTTTTGCCCAAGGGCAGCCAACTGCCCAACGCGGTGACCGTGAAGTCGGCGGCGGCCTGGCTGCCGCTGGACTGGGTGAGGGCCTGCACCATGCCCTGGAACTGCATGGCCAGCGCCTGCACGCTGGCGGCTGCGAGCTCGATGGTGAGTTCGGTGGGCTTGGGCAGGATGACCGAGGCGCGGGCTTGGCCGTAGTCGAGGTGCGAGCGAGATTCGCTGGTTTTTTCATCGAAGTTGGGCTTGATTTCGAACTTGTCGGCGTCGAGCGCGTCGCCGAAACCGCCGTAAGCCTGCGTGACGGTGTTCCAGATGTTCAGGGTCACCAGACCGGCGCCCAGATATGCACGTGCAGTGGTTGTCATGACACTTTCCTTTTTCACAAAACAAAAAGCCCGCGTGTGGCGGGCCCGTGGTGGGTTGCGTGATCGCCCGAGCTAGCCCGGGTCGCGGTAGTCGATCGTGAACAGGCCGAGCACGAGGCCGCCCCCCACGTCGATGTTTTCCAGGCGATAGCGCACTTCGCCTTCGATCAGGCCCCGGCCGTCGATGCGCACGCCTGCCGCCGTGATGGCAGGCATGCACGCCTGGCGTAGGACGCGCCTGGCAGCGCGGTAGTCGGCATGGGCCGCTGTGCGCGCGTTTTGCGCCCGGCTGATGACGCCGATCGAAAAGGAGTAGGTGCGCTGCTGCGGCAACTGGCTCTGATCGCGCGGCTTGTCGTTCTGATCCTCGAAAAAAACGATGCGCTCGCCATCGGCCAGATCGCTGGCGCGCACGGGGTTGTCCAACACCTTGACGCCGGACAGCGCCGTATCGGCGCGCAGCGCGGCCACGACGGCCAGGCCGATGGCGTAGGGGGAGCCCAAGGGCAGCGGGTCAGGCTTGGTTGTCATGCCTGCACGCTGCCCAGCAGCGCCTCCATTTCTGCGCCATCGTTCATGCGCACCGGCTCTTCAAGCACCCGGAAGCGCTCGCCTTCGGCGATGCCGAGAAGCGGCACCGCGGCCAGCGCCTGGAGCACATCGTCCGCCCGCACGTCGCTGCCCGAGGGCGCGCGCAGCGTGCGCACGGCGGCCACCACGCGGCCTTGCAGCGCATCTTCGTCGGCGATGCCGAGGATGCCAACGATTTCTGCCGCCGCCTGACCGGCGCGGGTGCGCAGGAGGCGAGTGCAGAAGTCGTCGCTGAAGAACACGCCCGGCATGTCGTCTTCGAGGTTCAGCATGGCGATCAGGGCTGCTCGCCGCCCGCGTGGCTTTGTGCTGCTGCTGCTGCCTTCTCAGCCGCAGCCTTCTCGGCAGCAGCATCCACTTCCTCGACGGCGCGGATCTGCAAGAGGGCAGCAGCCTCGTCAGTTTTGAGCGTGAGCCGCTCGCCGATGCCGTAGGGCTTGCCGTCGTGCCTGACGGGCGTGAGTGCGGTGTATTTGGGCATGATCAGGCCGCCGCGTTCTTGAAGATGAAGCCCGCCGAAGGGCCGGTGAACACCGGCTGCACGGCGTCCGACGTGGGGTAGTACCAGGTGTTGGTGTTGCGGTCGAGGTAGCCTTCTTCAACCACCGGGTAGTCTTGCAACTGGTAGGTGTAGCCGAAGTTGGGCGAGCCCATCTCCTGCATGCTGGCGGGCGTGGTGAAGGCCAGGATGGCGTCCGTGCCCCACACGTCCTGGAACTGCGTGCCGTCGTGGTACACGGCCTCGCCTTCCACGATTTGCTGCAGCTCGAACAACGCCTGCAGCTGCTGGATGGTGGCGGGCGGGCGGTCAGACGCGGTGCTGAGGCGGTCCAGGACCTTGGGGTGCGAACGCAAGGCGGTGAGCACCTTGGGGCCCAGGGTGAGCACGTTGGGACGCTCGCCGGTCTGACTGCGAATGACTTCGCGCGCGTCGTTGATGTCGGCGAAAGGGTTGCTGGTGGTGTCGCTCCACTGGCTGGTGCCGGACAGCGTGGTTTTGTTGGTGGACGCGTATTTGGAGGCATCACGCGCCAGCGTGGCGGCCTTGTTCTCGCGTTCCAGCGCCATGATGTTCTGCACGCGGCGCACGGCGGTGGATGCAAGGTCTATGCCAGGGACGGCTTCGGCCTCCTGCATCAGCTCCACCGGCACCGAGCCTTCCAGCCGGTGATCCACCAGCGAGTAGGTCTCGCTGGAGTAGCTGAACTGGATGCGCTTGGTGTTGGCGCCCGGCGCGCGGGCGGTGCTGATGAGCTTGAAGTCATCGGCGCCGAACGCCAGGATGCGGCCGCCGCGCGCGCCCACGGGCACGACGGGGAACAGGATGTTGGCGACGGCCGCCTTCGGGCTGCGGTAGCCGCGCGCCACGGCGGTGAGGATGGGGTCGATGACCCGCGCCTGGGAGGTAGTTTGTTGAGGCATGTGGTGCTCCTATAGCTGTGATTGGTGCGCCGCCGTCAGACCGGCGACACGAGGCCGGCGCTGGGCACCAGCAGGACTTCGATGAAGGCGCCGGCAGCGGTCGCCGCGTCCATGGCGCGCCCCACGGGGGACTTGCTGCCGGTGGTGAGCGGAACGACGCGACCGGTGGCATCGACCATGAGGGCGTCGTCGGCGGTGATGGCCGCGCCGGTTTCCACGATGGCGGTGCCCTGCACGTCCACGGGCACCAGGTCGCCAGCCTGCGCGGCGCTGGTGCGCGTGACGCCGAATGCAGCAGCGCCGGCAGCCGGGTAGGCGCCGGCCTGGGTGACGAAACGGCAGGACGCCAGCGCAGCGGCGGCGGCGATCGTGAGGGTGAGGGTAGAGATGTTTCCAGACATGTGTTTCTCCGGGTGATGGGGTTGCGCCGCGCCTTAGCGGGCGTGGCCCAGGGCCTTGAGGGCAACGACCAGGTCCACGCCCTTTTCCCGGGCGTAGGCCTGGGCCTCGGCGACCTGTTCGTCCTTGGTCTTGGCCTTGTCGTCGGGGGTGGCGCTGGGCTTGGCGGGATCGGGCGCATCGTCGGCATGGGCGGCGATGGCGGCAGCGCGCTGCCGCTTTTCAGCGGCCAGCACGGCCAGGCTGGCATCGGCGGCGCCGGTCTTGCCGTCGAAGGCCAGACCATTGAGCAGTGCCTCGTGGCCGGGCAGGCCGTCGCCCACGGCCAGCACGGCCTGGATGCGCTCGCGCTCTTGCGTGGCGCCGAGGGTGGTGAACTCCGCGCGCAGTTGCGCGAAGAGGGCCGCGTGGTCCTGCTCGAAAGACGCACGCGTGATGGACGTAGCCTTGTTTTCTTCAGGCATGGTGGTTTCCTTATCACGGGTTGAAGTGGTGTCTCTGGGCGCAGCACCGGCGCTTGGGGACGGGAGGGCCGCTGCGGCAAACACGGCCTTGCGGCGCGTGCTGTACCTGGCGGGGTCTGTGGCCATGGCCTCCATCAGCGAGTCGAGGGTGGAAACACCGTCCACCAGCCCCGCGTCAATGGCCTGCTGGCCACGGAACACGCGGCCGTCGGCCATGTGCTCCAGAACTTGCTCGGATGTCGCGCCGCGATAGCGCGCGACGTCATCCACGAAGAGGGTGTAGACGTAGTCCACATCGGCTTGCACGATGGCGCGCGCCTCGTCGGACAAGGGTTCGTTGGCCTTGGCGATGCGCTTGTAGCGGCCTGCGGTGATGTGCTCCTGCTGCGTGCTGGAGCTGGGGTTGTAAGAGCGGTCTATCACCACGCCGATGCTGCCGGCCTGCACCACGGATCCACTCAAATACACGGCATTGGCGGCGCAGCCGATCCAGTAGGCAGCGCTGGAGAGGTTGCCGTCGCTGTGCGTGACGATTGGCTTCTGGTTCGCCATGTCGCGCACGGCGGCGGCCATCTCGGGCGTGCCGATGACGTTGCCGCCCGGGCTGTCGATGGCGAGCACGATGGCGCGCACGCGCGGGTCGGCGATGGCGCTTTCGAGTTGCCGGGTGGCCATCTGCGTGCTCATGCCGCCGCTGACTTGCATGAACAGGTTGGCCTTGGGCGCGATCACGCCCGACATGCGCAGCACCGCGATGCCGCCGGGCTCCACGGTGTATTCCTGCTGGTCGTTGGCCAGCGGTCGGCCCAGGCGTGCCTCGATGGCGGCGATGTCGATCTTCTCGCCGCGCAGGTGGGTGGCGTAGATGGCCTGGATCTCGCGCAGCTTTTCAGGCTCTATGGCCCAAGCGCTGGTGATGAGTTCAAGGAGCGTCATCGGGGCCTCACTTGTTGAGGTTGCGGTTGACGTCGTTGACCGAGCGCTGCAGGTCCTTGACGTCGGCCTTGATTTCGCTGAGCGTTTCCTTCATGCGCTTGCCTTGCTCTTGGACGTAGGACTCCGAGATAACGGATTTCGATTCCATGATGCTCACGCGCTTGTCCAGCGTGCTGTAGGCGGAAAAGCCGGCCGCCATGAACCCCACGAAGGTCAGCACGTGGCCGAGGTTGATGGTGGGGTCGAAGATGGTCCGGCGCCGCGGATGCGGGGCGTCCGTGAAGTTCTCGCTGTCGTTTGTCATGGGGTTTCGCCTTCGGCAGGCGGGGTGGTGGCAGGCGCCGTGGGAGCGGCAGCGCCCGCCTTGGGCGTGGGCAGCATGCCGTCGCGCGCGAGGCGCTGGAATTCGGTGAGCTTTTGCACGTAGGTGTCCGACCAGCTCGTGCCGAACAGCTCCCACTCGGCGCGAGAGCGCGTCATGAGGCGCGCGTCGATCGCGGCGGCGTAGGCCGCCACTTCGTCCTTGGGGTTGATGGAGCCCATGCTGTCACCCGGCCAAGCCGCGCGGGTGTATGCCCAGCGCAGCAGCGGGTCTGCGAAGAAGCCGGGTGCCGGAACGCGGCCGATGGCCACGGCCTCCACCATCCAGGTCTCATACACCGGCTGGCAAAAGCTTTGCGCGAGCCAGAAGCGCACGCTGCGGAAATACACCCACGCATCCAGCAGCGCGGCCTTGCTGGCGCTGTAGCTGCTGTTGAACTGCTTGATCAGCAATTCGTAGGGCAGGCTCAAGGCAATGCCTATCTGTTTGATGACGGACAGGAGGAAGGGCTCGAAGTTCGGGTTAGGCCGCCCCGGGTTGACCATGTGAGGCTTTTCACCGGGTGCCAGCCCCACGACGCTGCCCATGCCCAATGCGATGTCCGGCTCGGCGCCGGGGGCGCTGGAACCGTCGAACACGGGCGCGGCGTTGCCGGTGGGCGTCTCGATGAAGACGGTGAGATAGGCCGTGATGACGGCGGCCATGATCTCGGCTTCGGTGTAGCGGGCGATCTGCTTGATGCAGTCGATGACGGGCGCGAGGTAGGGCACGCCGCGAGGCATGCCGGGGCGCAGCTTGCGGAAGTGGTGCAGCATGCGCCGGCGGCGGCTGCGCCCGCCCACGAAGTCGTACCACTGGCCTGCGAAGATGCTGCCACGGCCGGTACCAGCCAGGCGGGCGCCCGGGTGGCTATCGTAGACGTGGCATGCCTCGGGTGCGCCGTGCCCGTTCAGGCGGATGCCGCCGGCGATGGTGGCGGTGTCCATCTGGCCTAGGGGGTTGCCGATGCGGTCTGCCTCCAGCAGTTGCAGGCGCAGGGCGTAGGGCTGGGTGGCGGTGCGTTCGCCATCGGGCAGCAGGGTGAACAGGTCGCCGCTTTCCAGCGTGCCGCGCAACACCAGAGCTTGCTGCTGGTAGAAGTTGAGCGTTTGCTCCATGTCGCTTTCGGCACTGTCGGACCAGAGGCTGAATTCGCGTTCGGTGTGCGCTTTCCACTCCAGCATCTGGTCCGCGCTCCAGCCGAGTACGGCCATGTTGGGCATGGCGTCCAGCGCCAGGCCGGTGCCCACGATGCGGTCGATGTTGGTGTTGATGGCGCCTGCCGCGACGGGGCTGGTGCGCGCCAGCTCGCGCGATGCGCCGCGCTGGGACGTGAGGTAGGGCAGGGTGTCGGCGCGGGCGTCGCGCGCGGGCGGGTTCCACCAGCGGCGCGCGGGTGATGCGGCGGTGCCCGCGCCGTCGGAGTCCGGGAACCCGGACATGGCGGACATGGAGGGCAGGGCGTCCAGAGCGGCCATGGCGTCCAGAGCGGCCAGGGCGTCGATGCGGGCGCGCGATTGCAGGCGCTGGGCCGCCCAGGCTGGCGCTACCGCTGCAATGGCGCGGTCCAGAGGGTTGAGTCTCATGCGGGCCTAGCGCGGGCGCAGTTGGAACACGCGGCGCGTGCGGGCGGTGGCGGCTTCGAGCTGGGCGATCTGCTGCTCGCAGTCGGCTATGCCCGCCCGTACCTGCTCAAGATCGGCGCGGCGGTTGCGGCGGGCGGTGCCGCCGTTGCCTATGGTGTATTCCTGCGATTGCAGGATGCGGGCCTCGGCGTCCAGGTAGGACTGCAGGCGCGTGCGCAGGTCGGCGAGACGGTCGGTCATTTCCACCCCCTGGCTTGCAAGGCGGCCACGGCTTTCTCGAATTCGGGCTTGAACCTGTCCAGGGCCACTTGCTGCACCACGCCGTTGAAGTCCAGGCGCTCCTTGTAGACCGGAGCGCGGCTGGTGAAGACGAACAATGCGCGCAGGCGGTGGCCCTCGCGGCGCCAGATGCCGCCCGGGCGGTCGCCGCCGCGCGGCTTGCCCACGAACAGGTCGTTGGCGAGCCGCTTGCCGCGACCGGCGCGCTGGCCCTTTGCGCCCACGCCGCCACGGATGTTTTTGAGCGCGGCAAGGATGGTGCGGACTTCCGCGCCTTTGACGTTGCCGTTCGCGTCCAGCTCCATGGCCTTGGGCATGGCGTATTCGCCGCTGGCAAGCACGCCCGCATAGCCCATGGCGTTTTCGCTGCGCTTCCTTTTGCGCTCGCCGCCTTCGACCTCGGGGAACAGGTAGTTCTCAGGGGGCACGCCCGAGGCCTGGTTCTTGACCATGATGCGCGCGCTCAAGTGGTCCTTGGTCGCGGGCTCGATGCGCAGGGAGTTCAGCGTCCAGGACGTGACGCCGTCAAACGACGCGCGCATGGCATCGGGTAGTGCCTTGGTTTGCGCATGCTTGGCGCAGCGCGTGAGCGCCGTGGCGGCAGCGTAGGGGATCATCGTCTTGGGCACGTTGCCGATTTGCGCGGCAAGGGTGTTCAGATCAATGCCGCTGCGGCGGATGGTGAGCATGGGCTGGAGGCTCCAAAACAAAGCCCCCGGAGCCTTTCGGCTGCCGGGGGCGGGCTTCGACACAACTACGCGCTGTGGTTTATCTGGGTATCACATAACTTCCTCGCTCTGGAGTGGTTACGGACTTTTCAGACCTATCTGAATTAGCCCGAATTTTGGGCTTTTTGTCACCTGTGGTCGAGCGCTAATTTGTCACCTCCACAGGTGACAAAAAAGCGTTTGACGATTACTCGCCCAGCGTGGTACGCAAATCGCGCGCGTGCTGCATGCAGCGCAGTTTGTCCTGTTCGTCGGCGAGTATGGCTTGCGCCGCCGTATGCAGGCGCTTTCGGAAGTCGCCAAGCACCGTGTAAAAGTGCTTGCGGCTGATTTCCAGCGCTGCGGCTGCGGTTTTTACCGGCGTCACGCGGTGCACGTAGTACAGGTCAAAAACGCGTTTGTCGAGCGCATCAGGCTGGCAGGTGTAGGCGACGTGCAAGGCCGACATCTCGGCGCTGCAAGCGGCGTCTGGCCCGCCCTGGCGTAGTGGCCTGGTGCGCGTGCCGGTGAGCTGGCCCAGCACCGAGCCCATGGTGGGCGGCGGGCCGAAGAGGCGGCGCGTGGCCTGCCAGCGTACCCAGCGCTCGCAAAGATCGTCCAGATCGCGCTGTTCGTCGCTTTGCGGTGTCGCTTCATCCTCACCATGCGTGGGCGCGGGTGCGGCCAGGCGTTTGATTTCATCATCGGTTTTCATGGATTTATCCCCTTGGAGTAAATGCGCCGTCGCGTGGATGTTTGCGCCGCGCGTATGTGTATGGGCGCCAGCTCGACGGCGGGCGCGGGTGTAGGTGGCGCGAGCTGCTGGGATGCAGCAACAGGCGCAGCGGGTGGTGCGGACGTCTGTACGACCTCGGGCGCAGAAGGTGCTGGAGGTGCGGGCGGGGCAAACAGGTCGCCCGTGGGCGATATCAGCTTGTCGCGCAGACGCTTCCAGTCCAGCATGCTCCATTTGTGCAGGCCCAGCTGGTGCGCGATAGCGAGGTTGTAGACCGACACGTCCCAGGCTTCGTTTCGCGCGCCGTTGGGCTTGACCCATTCGCGCACGGGCCGGCCCTTGCGCCATTTGGTGTGCGGTTGCTCGACCACCATCATGTCGAACCACTCGGGCGGCAACTGGTCGTGAAAGTGCATGGCGCCGGGGCCATCGGCGAGTTGCATGCGGGCGGACAACCAGTCTTTGGCGACGTCCGTGCCCACCGTCCACAGCTCCACGCCGCCGGGTGTCTTGGTGCCGCCCCATTCAATGTCGACGCGGCTGGGCGAGCTGCCCATGATGGGGCGGTTGGGACGGCTGGAGCCGTGCAACACCGTGCAGTTCAAGGTCTTTCGCGCGGCGCCGTAGTTGTACACGTCCTGCGTGTTGGCACCGCCCGCGTCGATGCCGTAGGCGCTGATCATGATGGCGCGGCCACTGGCGTGCAGCAGCGGCGTGCGCTTGATTTCATCGAGCCGCTGCCACACGCTGCCGGGGGTGTCGGGCGGATCGGTGGGCGAGCCGATGAGCACGATGTAGTCAAGCACCCAGTGCTCCATGCCCGGCCCCCAAGCCTCGATCTGCACTTCCAGCCGGTTGGGCTGGGTGTCGGTGGACATGGTGGCCACCAGCGCGGCATCGGGCATCACGCGCGGGGCGTAGGCTTCGGCGCGGTCGCGCAGTTGCTTGGAGGTGGTGGTGGTATCGGTGTTGCGGTAGCTCACGCCAAGACGGGTGTTGTAGAACACCTGCATGGCCTCGTGGTCGCCGCGGGCCTTGCGGTCTTTGGCGCGCGCCAGCTGGCGCGCCAGCGAGAGCCAGGTGATGGCGCCGATGGGCATGTAGAAGGCAGACAGGGTGAAGCTGATGGTCTCGCCGTCGCCTGGGGCGGTGGCGACCCAGCGCGCCTGGCCCCCGGCATCCACGTCGGGCAGCATGCCGGTCTTGTGGTGTTCGTCGATGTCGCATCCGCAGTCGGGGCACACGAACCAGGCGCGGTCCATGAAGCCTGTTTCTTCGTCGCGGCGGTAGCGGAAGTTCTCCAGCACCAGCGGGTGCAGGTGACCGCAGTTCGGGCAGGGGACGTGGTATTCCTCCTTCGTACCCATTTCGAACAGGGTGTCGATCTTGGAGAAGCCCTCAACGCTCGGGCTACTGGTGTAGAGGAACTTGCAGTCGTTCGCGTACTGCGTAGCCCGGGCTTCGGCCAGCTCGATCGGGTCGCCTTCGCCATCGACGTCCAGCACCAGGCGGTCGATTTCATCAACGTAGATGTTGGGTGCGGAGACCTCGGCCAGGTTGGCGGCAGAGCCTGCGGTGTTCATGTACAGCGTGGCGTCGCCCAGGAAGTCCTTGGCCTGGGTGGTGTTGCGACTGTCGCGGCTTTTGGCGGCGGCGACGCGCTCGCGCAGCTCGGGCACGTTGCGGATCATCGTGGCCACGCGTGCGCTGAAGCGCTTGACCAGGGTGTCGGTGGGCTCCAGCGCCAGGATGTTGCGCGGGCGGCGGTGAATGAGCGAGCCGATCCAGTTCAGCGCGGTCTGCGTCTTGAACATCTGCGACGCGACCTTGGCCACCACGCGCTTGCACGGGTGGCTGGGCGAGAGCACCTGATGCATGCGCCGGGCGGGGTAGCTGTGCTCGAAGCTGAATTTGCCAGGCTTCGGGCCGCTCTTGGGCAGAACCATGAACTCTTCAGCCCACTCGTCGCAGCGCAGCTCGGGGTCGGGCCGCGCCGCCTCGATGGCGGTGCGCAGGATGAGGTCGTAGCCGTCGGAGAGGGTCAAGCCGTTTTCCTCATTTCAGCCAGGCTGTTCCAGTTCGCCTCGATTACAGCCCGGCCTAGCGGCGGCGGCACGGCGTTGCCGCACATGCGCACCTGGGTGCTCTTGCTGAACACGCGGCCGTCGTGGCCCCGGTCGATGATGTAGGCCTTGGGGAAGCCGTTGGCGTTGTACAACTCGCGCGGGGTGAGCATGCGCAGTTGGATGTCCACGATGACGTAGGGCGCGCCGCGCAGCCACACGGTGACGAGCGCGAGGCGGTCCTTCGTGGTGCTGGTGGACATGGGCTCGCGCAAGTCGCCGAGCTGCCCGCCCTGGCCGTAGTAGCGGATCAGGAAGGCCGCGACACGCAGGGCGCCCTCTTCTTGGGCTGGCGTCAGGCCCGGCTGGGCCATCGTGGCCGTCACCAGCCGTTGCTGTGAGCCGCTGGCGGTGCTGGTGGACAGAGGTTCACGGGCATCTCGGGCCGGGGTGGCGTTGAAGCCGCCGTTGGCCTGCTCGACGAACGCGGTGACGGCGGCGAACTTGCCACCGCCAGCCATGATCACGGGCAGCGGTTTGCCGAGGTCGGGGGCATCCGGCCCCTTGCCACGTCGGTCACCGTGTCCGAGTTGCACTAGGCTCCCAATCGCCAGAGCCTGCCCGCCGCTGGCCGTGACAGTGCCGATGGGTGACTTCACGTCGCTGGCACCAAGACCCCAACGCTGCACGCCACCAGGCTTTCCGGCGCCGTGAGCCACTTGCACCATCACAGGCGCAACCACTGCATGCGATCCGCCCTTGGGCCAGGCGGTAACCGTTGAGAGGGGATCGCGGGCGCTGTTCAAGCCATCGCGCGACCAGTTGGCAATCTGCACGATGAACGGGTCAGCGCTGTCCAGCACATACCGCTTCATGCCATGGGCCACGCGGCGCAGGGTGGCGTCGGCCAGAGGCTTCGCGCGCTCGAAGATGCTGCGGCCCGGGATGCTCCAGTCGATGCACTCGGCGGCAGAGCGCCAGCGCTTCTGGCCCCTCTTCGGGTTCTTGAAGTGGGTGGGTTCGGGCCACACGATGGGGGCGCCATCGCACCGGGCCACCATGAACAGGCGGCTGCGCGTGGTCGGGGCGCCGTAGTCGGCAGCGCACAGCACGTGCCACTCCACCACGTAGCCCTGGCGCTCCAGCGCACGCACGAAGGCCCGCCATGTCTGCCCGGCGCGGGCGGGGTCTGGCACCAGGTGCTGCTGCCGCACCGGCACGCACTCGCCAAGCCCGGCCACGGTGCCGTCGAGCTTGACCACGCGGCCGGTCTTGGGGCAGCGCTTGGCGATCAGCGGTCCCCATTGCAGGATCTGCTTGACGTTCTCCAGGGTGATGATGCGCGGGTGCTTCACGCCGGCCCACCGCACAGCCACCCAGGCGAGGCCGCGCAGTTGCTTGCTGCGAGGCTGGCCGCCACGGGCCTGGCTGTGGTGGGTGCAGTCGGGAGACAGGTGCAATAAGCCAACGGGACGGCCGTGCGTCGCCATGCGCGGGCAGACCTCAAATACATCCTTCCAGTGGTGTTCCGTCTGCGGATGGTTCGCGGCGTGCATGCTGCAGGCATCTTCATCGTGGTTCACGGCGATATCGACATGGCGGCCGATGGCCTGCTCGATGGCTTCCGACATGCCGCCACCACAGGCGAACTCGTCCACGATCAGTTCGTCGTCAAGGCCCAAAACGAATTGCGGGGTCTGCATCAGGTGGTTTCCTTCGGCGGGAGCAACGCAGCCAGCCGGGCCTCGAAGCCTTCCAGCGCCTTGCGGGNTTCGTCGGTGATGACATGCTCGATGTCGCGCGCGTCGGCCAGGCCGATGCAACGGGGGGAGGCACGCTGGCCGATGGCCATCACGGCGTCGCGCAGGGCACGCACCACATCAAACATGCCGCGCTCGACCCTGGTGCGCTCCACCAGCAGGCCAGCGTCCTTTGCGTTCGCGCGCTGGGCCATCTCGGCTTCGGCTTTCTCGCGGATGGCGCGGTAGTCGGCGTAGCCTGGCGCGGCGGGGCTGGCATCCGGGCCGCTGGGCGCCGCGGACGCGTCGGCAATGGGTAAGGTGGCATCGCTGGCGTTCCCCGTCGTGGCGCGCCCGCTGTCGGCCCGCGTGCGGGTGTTCTGCGCCCACTGGATGTCCGCCACGGCCGGGTCCACCTTGCCGTCGATCAGCGTGATGCGGCTCTCGCGTACGGCCTTTGCCACAGCAGACTTCGCCACGCCGCGGCGGCGCGCGTATTCCGCCTGGGTGATCAGCTCAACGCGCCCGTTCACTTCAACCCCCGGCGTTCACCGCATCGTTCACTTTTGCCCAGACCAGCCACTAACGCCCCCGCGGGGGCCGAATTACCCTCGTGAATCTTGACGCCAGAAGTACCTACCTGGGGGGTGGACCTTAGCTTGTACCCTAAGGCTTGAGGCGGCAGAGCGCCCGATGCGACGGCCGCAGCCAGGAAGTCGCGCCAGATCAGTTCCACCACTGTCGCCGTTCGTTCGAATCCTTCCACTTTCCTTTTCCTTTTTCAAAAAAGAGAAGATGCAGTTACGCGGTTACGCGTGCGCGTAACCATGAAACCCGCGCCGCGCCTAGCGAGTTACGCGGTTACGCGGTTACGCAGCACACGCACATGCATGCACGCACACGCGCCCACGTGCGCCCGCCTGCGCACACATGCACGTGTGACCTACGCGTAACCGCGTAACCGCGTAACTGGCCGCGCCAGTGCTTGATCTGTTGGTTACACCTGCGCGTAACCGCGTAACTCGCATGCATCAGTTCGACCTCCCGGTATCGCTTTCATCGGGGGAGCCGGGGGATTTCCCCCACCCGAGGTAATTGCGCAAGTGCGTCTCGAAGTCGCGCACGCATGAGGCGGCCCATTGCCCTTGCGGTATGTCGGGCGATGGATCGACCACCAAGAACATGCGCTCAACCTTCTTTGATGTGCCGATATCGGCGTCCAACTTCATCACCTTGCTCCATGCCGGGCGGCCCATGGATTCGCTGAAGCGCAGCATCGTGGGCGTGAATTGCTCGCGTTTGAACGGATACCGCTCGCCGGTGCGCTGGCACCACTTCAGGTAGGCTTGGTACGACTGGGCCAGTGAGCAGGCCATGTACGGCAGGTCCAGCTCGCCGCCCGCCCATTCCTGCCAGAAGAGCTCGGGGCTCTTGCGGTTCAGGCCGATCAAAGCCTGCTTGGCTTCGGTCATGGGGGCCGGGGCGTAGGGGTCAAAGCTATCCAGCGGATAGTTCAGGAGGTAGTCGTAGAACGCCGCCACGCCACCGTTGTCGCGCCACTGGCTCAGGGCACGGTAATACTCGAATGCCTGCGCGCGCGGGGTGTAGACCACCAGGTAGCGCCGATCACTGTTGTCCAGTGCCAGCGGCTGCAATTCGTTGGAGAGGAACGCGATGTTCATGTGGTTCTTCTCTTCACGGCGCGGCAGGTTCTTGGGGTTGATCTGCACCGTGGGCGAGGTGATCAGCGCTTTCAGCCGGTTCTTGTTGTGCACCAGCTCCGCTCGGCTTGAGACCTCATCGCCAACCACAAACATCTTGCAGCTGCGCCAGTCGTTGAACTTGTCTTCCAGTTCATCCTGGCCGACCAGCGCGCCATACTTGCCGTAGATCGCGACCATGATGTCGAACAGGAAGTTCTTGCCCGCGCCCTCATCGCCATGCATGACCACCGACGTGCGCAGCTTCGCGCCCGGGTGCTGCAATGGATAGGCCAGCCAGCACAGCAGCCAGTGCATGACGTTGTCGCAATCCTGCGCATCGTCGCAACAGCGGCTGGTCAAAAAGCGGATCAAGTCTAGGATCGGCTCGACATCCCCTGTTTTTGGCTCAAGAGCCATGCCGTCATACAGATTGATGATGTGTTCTGGGTCCGGCGCCATGGACGGCTCGAAAACAACATCGTCCTGGCGCACCGTGCGCCGCCGTTCGCTGGCTTTCCACAGACGCACCATGTCCGCGCCATGAGCGTGGCCCATGTTGCTGATCTTCATGATCATCCGCTCGCTGCCGTCCCACACGGTGTCCGTGCCGTAGATCAAGGTGAAGTTTTCGACCAGGTGGTTGAACTTGCCCCAGTCGATCGTTTTCTCGCGCTTTCGGCCCTGGACGGGGCGCTCGGCATCGGCAAGTTCAGCAGGCGGGAGGGTGCCCCCATCCCCTTGGTCGAGCGCAGTTGCGCTTTTCTCAGGGGGGGAGGGGGTGGGGTCGGCAGCGCCGGGCGCACCATCAGCATGCCCAGAAGCGCCAGCTGCTGCGCGATCGCCGAATGCGACGTGCACGACAGTCCCCTCCAGCGGCGCTGACGCGCCGAGAGCGCCGTTGGCACGCGCTCCTTCGGGCGCGTGCGGTGGTGGCGCGGGCGCCGCGCCTGGTGCCCCGCTGTCTGGCACTTCAGCCATAGAACCTCGCCATCGCCGCCACCACGCCAGATAGTTGGCGACGCACCGCGTCCAAGCCCTCGCGGGCATGCAGATCATTGAAGTCGGTGTCGCCACGATCGCGCGTGGCTGCGGCGAAGATTGGCGTCACGAAGTCGCAACCCGGCACCTGCTTGGCCACGGCTCGCGCGGCCGTGCGGCCGGGGTTCGTCAGCTCGCCCGTGTGCGGATCGCGCGTCTGCCAGTCGTCGTCTGCCAGCACCAGTATGCGCGAGCGCGGATACAAGGCGCGCAGCAGCGGCACCACGTGCGCCAGGTTGCCCGCATCCAGCGCCACGAACACCGGGTGCTGGCGCAGCGTGGCCATGCGCGCCGTCAGGCCCGTGGCGTAGCCCTCGCACACCATCAGCAGCGCCGATGACTTCGGGTCCGCCTTGCCCAGGCGGCAGCTGCAGCCCGGCTTGTCAAACCCCTTTGTGTACAGCTTGCGGCCGTCCGGCAGGATGCGCTGCACGCCCCGCAGGCGGTCGGGCAGCGGCATGCCGTAATGCATCAGCGGCAGCACCAGCGTGCCATCGGGCAAGAAACGGCAGGCCTCTGGATCTACCCCCTTACGCTGCAGGTAGGGCGATGCCCCTTTGCGGCTGGCGCGCGCAAGCAACTCGGCCGCGCCCATGGCGGCCAGCGCCGCTTCCTCGCGGCGCTTGGCCTCGGCCCGGGCCCTCGCTGCGGCACGCTCGGCTTTCGCACGCTCACGCTCGGCCTCGGATAGAGGCTGCCAGTCCACCTCCACCTTCTGCGCGCTGCCGCCATGACGATAGGTGCCGAAGGTGCCGACGACGAAAGACCCGCCCGCATCCGGGCGGAAGGTGTACAGCTTGTACCAGTCCTTGCCCTTGGCGCCACACGTCACGCTGCGCGGTGTATCCAGCTTCAGGGGCAGGTCCCGGTCGCGCAGCTCGATGCCGAACTGCTGCATCTGCAGCAAAACGCTTTGCAGGTTGTCCATCAGTGCACCTCGCCCGCGTTACCGCTGTTGATGCGCTCGAGCCGCGTCGCCAGCGACGAAGCCTCACCCAGGATCGCCTCGATGCGCCGCGCCAGCACCTCGGCCTCAGACTGCGGCTGCACCGGCACCGGGGGCGCGTAGCCCGCCTCGCGCAGCAAGTAGGCCGTCAGGGCGTGAAATCCCGCCTCGCGCGCCAGGCGCATCAGCAGCAGCAGTTGCGACGGGCTCAGCCGCTCGGCCCGGCCGGCGTTCAGGCAGTCGTGCAAGTGGCGCCCGGCCGCCTCGGGTGTCTTGTCTGGCCAGATCAGCAGGCCCACCTTCTTGGCCCCACCCAGGTGCTTGACCGCATCGCGGGCAGCGTCCAATTCGTCTTCGTACAGCGTTTCGTTCACAAGGCCCTCATGTCGTAGTTATGCAGTGATGGTTCTTGCCTTGCCGTTCCGACGGGTTCCGACTCTTTCGGAACCCGTCGGAATGACTCGTGCGAGCAAAAAAAAGAGACTGCAGCGCATGACCCCATGCACCCAGCCCGTACAGGAAAAAAAAGCCGCCGGCCGCGCCCCCATGGGAGGGAGGAGACCTGAAGGAAAGGGCGCAGCCACCGCTGAGAGCGGCCACCCGGCGGAAAATGCGCCAGGGGCCGCTGACACCCCCGACACATGCAAAGGAAACAGGAATGAGCAACGACACGTCGCTGCCGCTGAATGCGGAAACTGCGAATGCCATCGTCAACGCCCTCGGCGCCCTGGTGTTCGCCACCGTGCGAGCGCTGCCAGCACCGCAGCAAGCAGCCTTCGCCAAAGACCTGGCGCGGCTGGCGCAGAACGCCGAGCGTCAGGGAGACACGATAGGCGAGACCATCTTGCTGGACCTGCAACGCGCAGCCGTGGCCGCGGCCAGCTGAGGGTGGGCGCCGGTCCGGCGATCAAGAACCGTTTGGACGCAACCCAGGCGTTGAACTGGGCTTCGAGGTTGTCAGGCACTGGCAGCCTCCAAACAATGAACATCAAGGAGGGCGAACATGCACGACCCGGAAAAATTCCAAAAGGAAACCATCAAGGCCATCACCGATCTCCAGAAGACATTTCGACAGACGTCGAGCCGCCAGCTGGCGCTCGGGGCGATGGTGAAAGCCATACTGGGTCGGGTTCCGCTGGAGGCTCTCCCCTCCGTCCTGGACGAATACGAGCTGGAGGTAGACCATCAAGTGGCCCAGCTGCCTCCGAAGTACCAGCAGCCCGAGTACTGGCAGGAGTGGTCAGGCGTGATAGAAGCTCGCATAGAACAGCTGCGGCAACACCATCAGCGGGCAGGAAAGCCTGGTGAAGACTGATTGCGCCGAAAGCTCTAGTCGCTTGGTGCAGGTCGCCAAAGGGTGCTTCAGCCATGGACCACCCCCTGCACATCATGGTTGATAGCTGCTTGCGCTTGCTGGGTGGGCTCATTCACGTCGCAAGTGACAATGGTTGGCGCGCCAACTGCCCCAATCAACTCCGGCCAGATCAGATGCCAGTCACTGCGACGCAAATGCCAGCGCTTGATTCGTCCATTGCTCTTTTGCTCAACACGCACGGCCTCCTCTGGTCGCATGCACTTTCGGCCTGTGATGCACTGATAGAGGTACTGCTCGGAAATGTCGAGGTCTCGTGCGACGGATCGACGTACGGATGTGCTTATTTCCATGACTGCACATCCTAGCGTTTCGCTAGCAATAGTCAAGCGAAAAGCACTTTTCTTCAATCTAGCGTTTTGCTTGAATTGGGCATGACCCCGAAGGAACACCTCATCAAGGCCCTCATCGACCTATGCAAGCGGGAGGGTGGGCATGTGGCCGTTGCAGATGAAATTGATGTCAACGATCAGACCATTTGGCAGATCATCAATGGCATAAAGCTGCCATCTGGAAATCCTCGTGGCGTTGGTCCAAGGTTGCAGTCAAAGTTGGATGCGGGATATCCCGGATGGGCAAATTTGCCTAGTGGTCCATCGACGACCGTCGGTCGCTCGCGCACCTCCGAAAGTGTGAAATCTTTTAACGCATGGCCCTATAGCCGAGTGGACCTGAGCAAGCTGTCCCGTCTCAACGGCGTTGCGGCCAGGGCCATGGAAAACGCCATGCTGGCCACGGCTGGAGACCTGGGCGTGGATATCCGCACCAGCAAGCAGGCCATCGCCCGAAAAACCGGTTGAATCCAGGGCCACGGCCCGGATTTACAAATTTCCTGACCAAGGACGCGCTGAGAAATGACTACAAAGAGGGATCACTGCGAATGAGGGCGTTTTTACTGCTCTTGGCCTTGGCTTGTACGCCAACTTGGGCCATCAACAAGTGCATCGGGGCTGATGGACGTGTCACCTACCAGGAGCAAGGCTGTTCTGCAGATGCCAAAGAAACTCAGTCCATTAAAACTTGGGAGAACAGCGGGTATGTAGGAACGGGAGCGGCGAGACGCGATGTGCAGCCCAATGCACAACTCTCCGGACCGCCAGAGGCTACGCCGCTTCTGGCGCTGTATCGCCGCTGGGCAGACACCGAGCGACTGGCTTTTTCCACCAGCCGTATCGCTCTGGCGGTTCCCGCTGCCAGCATGCAGTCATTGCAGCGTGAGGCCGAAGCGCTGCGCCCGCCCGATTGCCTGGCCGCTGCACACAAAACTTTGGTGGAGTTGATCACGAAGAGCAGTGAGGCGATTTTGCAATTCATGGGGAAGGAAGAAGTAACAGGGATGGCCTACCAGATCGTTCATCGACCCAAGCTCATCCCTTCTTTCGAGACTGCAGTCACAACAGCTCGGTGTGATGCGAGCAAGTAGCATGAAAGGAAATACATGAGCCAAAAGACACCCAACGCCCCGGCGCCAGCGCCCTCTCCCTCACCTTACGGTCCAACCAACACGGGCGTAGGGCACGAGAAGTCGCAAACGCCGCCACTCAAGACGAGCTGATCGAAAAAATGACGGCCAGTAGCACCCCCGCCGCTGGCGCCGTCGCAGCACACAAAATGGCGCGGTTCAGCACCCGTGCACGCTTGCCCAGCGCCTTCTTGTAGTCCTCTATCGCCGCGTGGCGACGGTTCAGTTCGGCCAAGCGTACCTGCACCATTGCATCTTGCTTGCCGCCATCGTACGGGCTCAGCACGCCGCCAGACACTAGATACCTATCTTGCATGGCTCGTACCGACGCGCCAGATTGCAAGAAGTTAGAAGTGGTGCCGTGTAGCGCCAGACAACCCGCTGCGACCCCCCACACACCAGCCACCCCCAGCAGCACCCACCGCATATATGAAGGCATAGCAGCCGAAGGCGCGTAGGACACCAGCGCCGCTGCGCCGCCAGCCAGTGCTGCGGTCACCCTGACAGCTCGATCGAAAGAGGCGGCGTAATCGCGCATCATCTCCCGCATCGTCTCGGCGCTCTCGCGCTCCATGTAGTCCAGTACGTCCATTGGAATGCCTCAGCTCAGGTTGCGCGACATTTTGCGCGCTGACATTATGATCAAAATCTAGCGAAACGCTTGCATTAATTCTAGCTTTTCGCTAATCTACCTCCACGCCCACCCCGGGCGCTGGAGGTCAAATGTCTCAATCCCCCCTCGCAGCGCTGCAAGCGCTGCACCGCACGCTGCAAGAAGCCGAGCAGTTCATCGCCGGTTTCGAAGACGACGAGGCGCAGCAGCCGCCCGTCACTGAGTTGCTCGTCAGGCTGCGCGCGCAAATCTCGTACGTAGAGGCTCCTGCGAAGGGCTTCGATGCCTTGCCTCTGGCGTCATATGGCCCAACGCGTGAAGAGCGTTGTCGCTGGATTGCCGCGCTGGACTCGCTGCTACGGTATGCCGGCGCTCCCGGGGACTGGGGCTATGAATCCAAGCTGGGCCAGATCATCACGCGCCTGATCCAGGTGCGCGCCGAGCTGGCGGACGCGTCCACGCTTCCCAAGGAAGGCGGTGCCGCATGAACGCTGTCGCCAAAGCGCTCCTGCCCACCGGGCAGCTCATTTACCCCGCTCACTACCTGACTCACGGACGTCTGTACCGCGCCATCGTCAGCCTGCCGCAGCGCATGTGCGAGCGCGATCGACCGCTGCAGGAGCGGTGGGTTTTCTTCGACTGTCCCACGGCGTGCAACAACCCCTGCACGCGGCTGGAGGCGCTGCTGGCCTTGGCCTGGGACGTTGACACGGCCGGGTGGGGTGAGGCGGGCTACATCTACAACATCTACACAGCCCGCGATCTGATCGACCGGGGCGATGCGGATGACGACACCGCGCTGTTCGAGTGCGAATGGGGCTGCGAAGGCACCAAGCACGTGGCCCCGGGCGATGTCGATTACTTCGTTCCGCCCCTGGTGCGGGCCCGCCTTGAAGCTGCACTGGCTCGGGTCACCATCTGCCCATTGCTGGAAGGCGGTGCCGCATGAGCGTCCTGCGTCTTCGCACCTACACCGGCACCGTGCTGCTGAAATTCCGCATCAAGGTGCAGGGCTATGAACCCTACGAGGGCCTTTTCATCAGCAGCGCCGCTGCCCAGGCCGATGCCGAGCAACGCTTTCCCGATTCGCCACCGGCCAGCGTGTTGTGCCTGTCGCGCATCCAGCAGCGGGGGGCGCACTGATGCCGCCGCCCATCACCGTCGAAGGGCCGTACCGGCGCCGCCGGTGCCGCGCATGGCGCGCGCTCGCTCTAGTGCTGCTCGCCTGCCTGCTGCCAGCCGCGCCGCGCATCGCCGCCGTCCTGACCGCCTGGCTTCGCGGGTGACGGCATGACCGCGCTGCACCTTCGCATTCGCGGCACCGTTACATCGGCGGTGTGCCGCATCACCACCTCAGGCTACCCGCTGGTGGAAGTGCGGCTGACCGATCCATCCGGCCAGCAGGTGCGCGCCCGCCACATTTACCCCAGCGCCAGCCCGGCCAGCTACTACGCCGCCAGCAACCTGGCGCGCCGCCTGCGCGGTCAGGTGGCCGAGCTGGAAACCACCAACCCCACATTTCGCGCGCGCCGCATCGATTGCGACGCGTCCCACATCACGCTGCCCTTTGAGCAGCCCACATTTCGCAAGGACCTTGAATGACCCCCTCAATCACGTACGTGGCGGTGTACAGCGACGTACACGGCGCCGTCACCATCGCCAGCACCTTGCCGCCAGACACACTGGACCGGCGCAGGCTCACCTCGGGCGAGGTCCTGGTGCAAGGCTTCCTGCAGTTTGCCGCCAAGAACGGCATCAGCACCACCGCCAACGCGCGCCACGTGTCCGCGTTGCAAGCAGCGCTGAATCTGTCCGGCTTCGATGACAAGGGCCAGGTGCCCGCCGCCCAGGCAGCGCCAGAAGGATGGGTTTTGGTGCCTGCAAAGCCGACGCGTGAGTGGATCGGAGCCGTAGCTGATGATGGCTACGCGGATTGCGATGTGGCGCAGATGATTGCCAGCATCCTCAGCCACGCGCCCGCAGCGCCTGCCACTGTGACGGGGCCTGTAGTTGCCTACCGCATTAGCGACCCGAACGCGCCAGATATGGGGCATTGGCTGTCGGATGAACCTGGGGCAGCATGGTGCAAGTCCGAACCCCTTGTTGCCGCGCCCACCGCCCAGCCAGCACCCCAACCAGCGCCAGCACAACAAGGAAATGCACTGACCGAGGCTGCTCACGATGTGCTCATGGAGGTGGCGCGCGCAACCAACAAATTCCCGACATGGCCAACCGATCCGCTCCATGCGCTGGCAGTGCTTGGCGAGGAATTTGGTGAGCTGACGAAAGACATGCTGCAACTCACTTATGAGCCACACAAGACCAATGCAGAGAACGTGCGCAACGAAGCGGTGCAGACGGCGGCTATGGCGCTGCGACTGTTCATCAGCTTGGATCGCTATGAGTACCGAGTCAGTGCGCAGCATAGCCAAGGCGCCGACCGCGCCCATGCCGAGGAAGGGGTGTCGGCGTGATCGCACAGATCTTCATTGCGCTCTTCGGCGTGACGGCCGTCGCCCTTTCGCAATCGGCACTCGAATCCCGGCGCCGCTGGGCTTCGGTGTTCGGTCTGCTGGGCCAGCCCTTCTGGTTCTTCGCTGCCTGGGAATCCCAGCAGTGGGGGATTTTCATCCTTTGTTTTCTCTACACCGCGTCGTGGGGTAAGGGCTTCCACACCTACTGGATAGCCGCTCGCGCCGCCAAGGAAGGTGGTGCCGCATGACACGCCAAGACCCTCTCATCGGCCACCAGGTGCGCGTGCTGCAAAGCGCCACCACGCTGCGCGGCAAACCGCACCCCGAGGCCGGACAAATAGGCACCATCAAAAGTCGCACGCCCGGCGGCAGGCAGTACCAGGTGGTGATGGGCGCCGGGCTCATCAACCTGCCGCTGGATGCGTTCGAGGTGCTTGACGCACAGGCACCCGCGCCCGACGATGATCAATCTCTGTCGCTGGACGAATGCGCCCCCAGCCGCACCAACCGCGCCGTGGTTGAGGACGAAGACCTGCGCGACCTGGCCGCCACGATCAAGCTGTACGGAGTTTTGCAGCCCATCCTGGTGCGCAAGCTGCCGCCCGAGCGCCTGCAGGACACCTTCGAAAACGCCGAGACGCGCCGCGCCACGCACGAGATCATCGCGGGCGAGCGCCGCTGGCGCGCCGCGCGGCTGGCCGGCCTGCGACGCATACCCGTGCTGCGCAAGGACGTGGCCGCGCCCGAGGCGCTGCTGATGCAGCTCGTGGAGAACCTGCACCGCACCGACCTGAACCCGCTGGATGAAGCGCGTGGCATACAGCGCCTGATCGAGGAACACGGCTACACCCGCGAAAGCGCGGCCGAGGCCGTGCGCAAGAGCCGCACCCACGTGTACGAGTCGCAGCGACTGCTGGCCCTGTGCCCCGAGGCCCAGGCTGCCATGCGCGCAGGCACGCTCAAGCGCAGCGTGGCGCTGCTGGTGGCGCAGCGGCCCACCATGGCGCTGCAGCAAGAGTTCACGCGGCGCGTGCTCACGGGCGGGCCAGACAACGGTCCCATGAGCTACCGCAGCGCCGCCGACCTGGCGCGCCGCAACTACATGACCGACCTGGCCCAGGCGCCGTTTGCGCTCGATGACGCAAGCCTGTTCCCCGCGGCTGGCGCCTGCACCACCTGCGCCAAGCGCACGGGTGCATCGCCCGAGCTGTGGGACAAGTCCGGTGTGGACGTCTGCACCGACGTGAGCTGCTTTGCCGACAAAAAAGAGGCCCACAACGCGCGGCTGATGCAGCAGGCGCGCGAACGCGGGCGCACCGTCATCACCGGCTCGCAGGCGCGCGAGATCATGCCCACCGACAGCGCCACGCCAGCCGGCTACCTGCTGCTGGACAAGACGCGCAAGGGCGACACCGAGCCGCTGCGCGCGCTGCTGGGCCAGAGCATGCAGCCCGAGAAGGTGGTGCTGATCGAGGCGCCCAGTGGCGCGCTTGTGGAGGCCGTGCCCGTGCAAGCGGCCAGCCGGGCGCTGGAGGCCAAGGCCCCGCCGAAGAACAAGCCTGGTCAGCGCCTGAGCGCCGAGCCCACGCGCGAAGTGCTGGAGACCGAATATCAGCTGCGCTGGCGCCGCGCGGCCATCTCGGCCGTGGTGGAGCACATGCACGATCAAGCGCCCATGGAAGTGCCGCCCTCGATCGTTCTGCAAACCACGGCAGAACTGATTGCACACGACACCGACGAAGACAGCTTGCAGGCGATCTTCGGGCGCCCGATGTCTCGCGACAGCCTTGCGCTGGCGATCGAGGAGCGTTTGCAACGCGGCATTTCAGCCTACCTTGACCTGATGCTCATGCTGGCAGCTGCGGTCGATGTGACACCAGAATTTGGGCGCCCCGTCAACGAAGCGCGCCACCTGGAGGCCATCGCGCCAACCATCGGCCTGGATCTGGCGGCAATCAAAGCCAGCGTGCAAGCGGACATGAAAGCCGAGGCCGCAGAACGCGCCGCCGCCCGCCAACCGCAGCAGCCCGACACCGCCAAGCCCACCCGCAAGGCCAAGGCCGACAAGCCCCCCAAGACCACCAAGGCCCAGGCCAGCGCCGCGATCGCGCAGGCCATGAACGCGGCCGAAGCGCCCAACGGTTTTTCCGTCGGCGACAGGGTGCTCGTGCGCATTGACCTAAAAAACGCCAAAGGCAGGCTGGTGCCCACCAAGGGTCTGGAGGCCACCATCACCGGCAAGGCAGGTGATCGTGCGTGGATGCTGGACGTGGATAAGCTGAATCAAGGCGCCGACCTGGTCGCGGACTACACCGAGCTGGAGGCGCTGTCATGATGAACCGCCAGATGCGCCGCATGGCGCGCCGTGCCGCCCGCGCCAAACCCGAGCGCGAATTCAACGACCTCGCGCCCCTGATGCTGCTGTGCAACGCCAGTCCGCACGAGCCCGGCGAGAAAACGGTCGAGCACCTCAAGACTTTGAGTGCATTCGAGCGGCTGAAAGATGGCTCGGCCAACGAAGACGATTTCATTCGCGTCGCCATGGTCATCAACATGACCAAGGTGCGCGCCTTGCAGATCGATGAAGCCCTGGCCGACATGCTGGAGCGTGGCCAGGACGCCATGACGCGATGCGCGCAGCGATTCGATCGCGTTGGACGCTACGGCTTCGACGGACCCGGTTTGACTTTGGTGGACGAATGCCTGATTGCCGCGCAGGCCATCATCGACGCCAGCAGCCCGCTGCAAATGCTGACTGCGCGCAACGTGGTGGCCGATCAGCTCTTTGGCAAGGGCACGGCGGCGCGGCTTATTGCGCAGCAGCGCGCCGCTGCCCGGAGGGCTGGGCCATGATCCCCGCGCTCAGCATCCGCCAGCCCTGGGCATGGCTCATCGTCCACGGCTACAAGGACATTGAGAACCGAGACTGGCCCACCAGCTTTCGCGGCCGCCTCCTGGTGCACGCGGGCCTCACGCTCAAGCGACCGTATTACGACGCCACCTGCGCCGAGCTGGACGCACTCGGTCTGCTGCCGCACGACATCCCCGCCTTCGGCGATCTGTCACTGGGCGGCCTCGTGGGCTGGACGCACGTGGTGGACTGCGTGCAGGAGCACCCATCGCGCTGGAAGCAGGAAGGCACGCACGGCTTCGTGCTGCAAGGCAGCAGGCCCATTGCCTTTGTGCCATGGAAGGGGCGGCTTGGTTTTTTCAATGTGCCACGTGGGGTGATCGAATCATGAAAAAAAACTCAACTTCGCGCAAAACAAGCAGCCTGAGCGACCTTCTGGCAGAGCGTGAAGCAATTGATGAAAAGATTAAGCAATCAAAGGAAGGTCGATTGCTGCTCAATAGCAGTAGCACATCAATGGATAGCCATTATGAAATCACTGTGACCCGAAATGGTATTGATATTCAACTCGTTTATATCTACTCGAAGTCCGATCGATTCGGCTTGAATGGCACCGGCGTCACCAAGCAGGAAGCGGTAGCCATGTACGTGGCGCTTTGCAAAGAACGTGGGGTCGACCCTGTATGAAGCGCGGCCTCACCCAGCAAGAAGCTATGGCCTATGTCGGCGTCAAGCGCCGCACGTGGGAAGCGCTGTGGGCACCGCGCCTGGTGGGGATGCCGCAGGGCGTGTGCGTGATCTATGACCGCCAGGACATCGACAGCCTGTTCGATGAATTCAAGCGCCAGGCGGCAGGGGACGGCGTCCCCCCGCAAGCGGCCAATGACAGCCAGCCGGCACACGGCCACAATGCGCCCAGGAACGGATGGCCCAGCCAAGAGAAAGGAAGGACAACATGGGCCAAAAAATGCGGGGCATCTACCCCAGCAAAAACACCGAATCCTGGGAAGTCGACAAGTGGTGGCGCGGCACTCGATTTCGCCAGCGCGGTTTCGCTTGTTACGAAGAAGCGGAACGCTGGCTGATCAAGCAGCTGGGTGACAAGCGCGCGGTGGTGCTCCACGGGGAGCGTGCCCCGCGCACCTTCGAGCAAGCCGCCGCGCACTACGTGCTGACCCACCAGGACAAGGTATCTCTCAACACCGAGATCATCTTGCTTCAGTCCGCCATGCAGTACATCGGCCAGCTTAGCCTTGCACAAATTCACGACGGCACGCTTGCGCCGTACGTGGCCGCGCGCAAGCAGGCCGGCCGCAAGAACAAGACCATCAACCTCGCCCTGGGCGTGGTGCGCCGGATACTGAATCTGGCCGCCGCGTCATGGCGCGACGACGATGGCCGCACATGGCTGGACGCCGCCCCCAAGATCACCATGCTGCCCCTGGTGGGCCACCAGCGCGAGCCAGCGCCGATCAGCTGGGCACAGCAGCGCAAGCTGCTGCCGCTCTTGCCGGATCACCTGGCACGCATGGCGCTGTTCACGCTCAACACCGGTGTGCGCGACGACGTCGTGTGCAGCCTGCGCTGGGCGTGGGAGATCAAGGTGCCCGAGCTCGGCTGCTCGGTGTTCGACGTGCCGCGCGAGCACGTGAAAGGGCGCCGCCGATCGCGCCTTGTCGTGTGCAACAGCGTCGCGCAGTCGATCATCGAGACCGTGCGCGGGCAACACCCCGAGTTCGTCTTTGTGTACCGCCGCGAACGCACCACGAATGTGGACGTGGCACCCACCATGCCTTACCGACCCATCCAGACCATGAACAACACGGCCTGGCAGCGGGCGCGCAAGCTGGCGGGCCTGGGTGATCTGCACGTGCACGACCTGCGCCACACCGTGGGCATGCGCCTGCGCGAAGCTGGCGTGCCGGAAGGCACCGTCAGCGACGTGCTCTGGCACAGCACCCGCAGCATGACGCAGCATTACAGCATGGCGCAACTGGTGGAGTTGCACGCGGCGGTGGAGAAGATCGAGGAAGACACCGGCGTCTGGAACAAGACGCTGGCCACGCTGCGCGCGGAGCACCAGGCGCGCGAAACCGGGGAGGCGAGTCTCCCAAAAGTCCCCACGGGGGCGCTGGAGCGGGTAGCGTGA